AGGGTTGTAGGTAATCCTACATTGGAATCTATGCAGCAGATAGGTATATACAACGTAGGTAAGAAGTACTCCGGACCTTGGTATATAAAGTCTGTAGATCACTCCTTCGAATTTGGTCAAGGCTATATCTGTGATATCGAATTAAGTAAACAGGTACCAAAACCCGGTTCAAGTGGAGAAACCACTTCGGTAGATTCAAAGGAATACACTAAAGACAATGGTACTCCTACAGTTAAGAAGTCTACAGTCACCAGTACTTCTGGTAAGAAAGGTGGTAAAGGTTCTACCGGTGGTCAAAGATCTAAAGCTAATACTCCAAGTGTTACCACTAGAGATGGAGCTATAGTTATCTCTCAATGGGATGCTGCTACAATGGAGGTTGTATCTTCAGAGATGGCTACTGCTAGAAGTGATGCTGAAGCTCAGAAGATTTTAGACCGTCATGCTCGTCAGTATGTAGCTAACGATAAGAGGAATAAAGCTAAGGGTACTAATACCCCGTATGTCAAGTTCGGTAGTACTAAACGTAATAAGGATGGTACTTACAGTACTAAGGTAACTGTTAACCAAGATGCCAAGGTAGATGCTAAAGATCCAACACCTATTACTATTACTGGTACAGCCTACAATGACATATGGGTTATGACTAATCAGAAACGTGAACAAAGGAAAAAGAAGTAACTATGGGCAAGAAGAATAGAGAAGCTGTAGCTGGAGCTATGGCTGAAAGAGGTACTGAGGTAATCGGTAGATATTACTCTGTTTATCGAGCTACAGTACTTCTTAACGAAGACCCTATGCACTTGAATCGTCTCAAGGTATACATACCTGATCTGGATGCTATCGACTGGGCTTTACCTAGAGGTATACCTGGTACAGAGAAAGCTGGAGCAAGGTTATTCACTTTGCCTCGATTCAATGACATAGTATACATAACCTTCGAGGATGGTAATCCTTCTTTACCTCTTTGGGAGTACCATGGTTGGGGAGAACAACAGATTCCTGGAGAATTTGATGACCCAGATGTTTGTGGTATCATAACTCAAAAGGGTACATGTGTTATTCTTAACGATAGAACCGGTGAGCTATTTCTTAAGTCTCCAACCCGTATGGCTATCCAAGCAGAAGGTGAAGAAGGCGTTATTATAAATGCTGAGCATATCTACTTAAGCTCTCTAGATCAAGTACAGGTAAACAAGGGTGATCAGGGAGTTATCTTTATCAATGAGTTAACCGAAAAGTTAAACAAGTTGGTAAAAGAAGTGGATGATCTCCGAATCAAGTATAATACTCACACTCATACTGGAGTAACTACTGGTGGCGGATCTTCTGGGCCTACTGCGACTTTGGCAACGAAACCAATATCGCAATTTAATAAAAAGGATTATGAGGACGAAACATTCTTACATTAAATGGCAGATTACAACTCTAATACAGTCGAGATAGGCGTAGGGGCTCTGTTCCCTATCCAACTCTCCAAAAACGACGCAGGTCAACAAGGTTGGTATCCGGCTGACGGAGATCCTGCCTTGATTGAGAATAACTTGCGTTCATTGATTGAATATACTATCGGCCAGAGATTCCGTCAGGAAGACTTTGGTACTAGACTCTGGGAATGTATAGAAGAACCGAATGCTCAGGCTCTTACATTTATGGCAAGAGAATTTTTGGTAGAAGCTATACGGAAATACGAATCAAGGATCCAACTTAGACGGGTAACTACTACCCAGTACAATCAGTACTTATACATTGTAATGGAGTACTGGTTAGTAGGTTTAGGTCAGGGCGGTTCTATGATATTGAAATACAATCGTTCAACAAATACTTTAACAACCTAGATATGGCACTAACAAACCCATGGACAAACCCTCTTCGGAGGTCCTTCCAGGATATTAAGGCCGACATGTTAACGGCTTTACAGAATATCAAAGGACCAGATGGAAATCCTCTGATAACTGACATATCCGAAGGTAATATATTTGTAATCATCATCTCTCTGTTTGCGGCTATAGCAGAAGTCTTACACTTCTACATAGACAACATGGCAAGAGAATGTTTTATCAGTACTGCTCGACGGTATAGCTCTGTACAGAAGCAAGGTCTGTTAGTAGACTACAAACCAAGAGGAGCTAATGCTGCTACAGTAGATGTAGTACTTACCAGACAGCTTAACGGTATAGAAGCTGGAGCTCAGATTAAGATTCCAAAAGGTACAGAATTTACTGATACATCTGGTAACCATTGGGAGTCAGAAAGAGACGTTATCTGGTCTGCCTATGAGTTGAGTTGTATAGTACCTTTGATACAACATCAAAAGTATAACAGTTCTGTACTTAATGGTACCAAGATTACTTCAGCTGATGCTATCCTCTACTTGGACACCAGTTTAGGAGGTAAGTACATAGAACAGAAGTCAGTAACTCTATCTTTAGGAGGTACTGCTTGGACTCAGGTGGATACGTTTGCTTATTCAAAGCCTTCAGATAAACACTTCTTGGTAACGGTAGATGAGAATGACCAGCCGATGATAATCTTCGGTGATGGTAAATTCGGATCTAAGCCATCAGTAGGTTCTACTATCCAAGTAACCTTCTATATAACGGCTGGAGGTTCTGGTAATGTAACAAAGGATGCTATCACTACTGTACCTAACGTAGTATCTGCTTCAGTACCAGATGCTACTTGCAATAATCCTTATGGATCTGGGGATGGTCTGGATTATGAAGATATAGACCAGCTTCGTAATCATATACCTCTTCATGCAAGAACTATGGCAGTAGCTATCACTAAGCAGGACTTTATAGACTGTGCTAAGTTGGTACCTGGAGTAAACGACTGTGCCGTAGACTACATCTGTGGTAAACGTATCGACCTATACATCAGCCCAGTAGATAGAGAGTCCAACGGAGGCATTGCTTCTAGTACTCTTTGCAATAATGTAAAGAATTATTTAGAGCAACATGCTCCAATGGCTACGTGGTTACACGTATTTGCTGCAGGCATTGCCAAGATACACCTTACTATTGATGTAACTGGTAAACCCTCTTACCGTAGAGATGAGATACAGAATCAGATACTTAGGGCTCTGTACAATCAATATGCTTTCTCTAAAGCTAAGATAGGAGGTAAGGTACGTATATCAGATATCTATGCTCTGATAGATAACCTGGAATCCGTAGATTACTTGTACATCAAGAAGTTCTATGTGGGCCCATGGCCTAAGATAATATATGGAGATAAGCAATTAGATCTAAGCCTTGAAGGTATAGAGAAGGCTACTGGGAAGATGACTTATATACTCAGCTTCTCTAGTGCTAATCAATTCTCCATCTACTCGACAACAGGAGGCTTTAGCCTTGAGAATCAAGCTGTAGGTAATGTTACAGTGGATGACCAAAAGAACGGTTTCAATTTCTCTATTAAGCTTTCTGGTTCTTATGCGCAAGGAAACAAGTATGCTTTCACAATATCAGAACCGAACCACGATTATGAGGAGCCTGGTTTTAACCAGGTGGTTTTCGATAGTGATAGCTTACTAACATTAACTATAAATGAGACAGTATAATGGGTATAAGGAATCTTATAGACTTCTTACCTTACTATTTCAAAGCTAAAGATACTTATAAAGACAGCTCAGGTAAGGGTATCTTAGAGAAGTTTCTAGAGGTTTGTGGAGATTACTTTACAGATAATCTTCATACTGTTATAGGAGAAACTCTAGATATCCTTGACCTTGAAGCTACTACTGAATACTACTTATCATACCTTTGGGAAATTCTTGGGCAATTACCATTTGCTAATCAGCGAGAGGTAAAGCCCTTTGAATTAACTGAGGCTCAGCAAAGAGCTCTGATCAAATATGGTAATGCTTTCCTTAAGATTAGAGGTACTAAGGAGTTCTTTGAGGTAGTAGCTCGGGTATATGGTTGGAATATAAGTATCTCGGTTGATGATAATGGTTGGGAGAAGGACTTACTCAGAAACTCTGAAGTCAAGTACCCTTACCTTGATGCTGAGGTATTTGATGACGAAGACATAGCT